GCTTCTAACATTAACAGCTCTTGTTTGTTAGCTTGTTTCTTTTCAAAGAAACCTAAAACATTTGGCATAAAGCTACTACCAAAGCCTAGTAAAGAACCTAGCAAACTAAGCATTATTTATCTTCTTCTGGTGTAAGATTAACTGCAGGAAGTTGTCTAAGTTTTTCCATAGTTTGAAACACAGTTTTATAGTTTAGTTGTCCTAAAATATTAATTATCTCATTAAGTAATGTTATATCAACTACGTAGTGTTGAGGTACTTCAGGATTAGGTTCAACAAATGCTTCATTTACATCTGGGGTATTTGGATCATCTGGAATAAATTTTCCATCTTCAGTTCTTGCACGTTTTTTAGTCATATTAAGCTCCTATATCAACGATTTCACAAGAATCTGCGGAGCAAGCTAACTCTTGTCCACCTCTTGTGCTATCTTCTACTTCATAATCTATTAACTCTTGCCAGTCAAGTCTTTTAGGCATTTTTTTTAATAGTTTTAAATATTCTTTTTTAGAACACTCTTGGTATGGTGCTTGTTTATAAGTATGATCTGAATGTGGTAAAAAAGATATTCCTGCTACATTATCAAAATTATTATATACCCAAGCTCCTACGTCAAGCCACTCTTCTTCTTTAACTGTAATAGTAACAGAAGGTTTATGCTCACACCAAAATTTTTGATACTTTAGCCATAAGTCTAATTGCTCTAATGCAGAGGTGTCGTCACGAGTTACTGCTTCTTGTGGAGATTCTACAGGAAAACTAAACACTGTAGTATTATCAGGCTGTGTTACATCATCTTCTGCAGGTACTCCTTTCTCAATCATAAATTTAGTTAAAGGATCTTTTTTATCTCCTCTAACAGTTCTTATATAATATTGAGAATGTCTGGCATGTATTCCTGATGCAGAATCTACTAATTGAGATACAGTACCCGAAGGTTTTACGCATGTTATAGCGGTAGATTGCTCAATGTTTAAACGCTCTGCATATTCTTTATTAGTCTTTACTGCAATCCTTTTTAAGTCTTCTAAGCGAGTTTCTAAATGAGGATCGTTAGCACCATTAAGTAATTTAGAGTCCATGATACCTGTAAGAGAAACTCCTAGCAGTCGTTCTTCTTCTGTATTATCTTTCCATATTTTTCTAAGGTATTTAAAATCAGTAAGAGTAGATTGAAATGTTCCTAGTATACTAGAAAGTTCTACTTTTTTAATTAGTTTAGCCATAGTATCGTCTGCTCTTACAACTACTTCAGTTAAGTTACAAAATTGGTAAGGTCTTAGTATAATCTCACTGCAAGGGTTAGTACCAAAGTCGTGATTAGAATCTCTTCTACCATTTTCTAATGATTTCTCTATTGCAGACTGTCTATTGTATATGCCACGTTCACCTGATTTAGAGTTATATAATGTAAGCCACTCTTTCATAAAAATTCCTATAGGAGGTTTTTCTTTATAGCACACAGAGTTATTAGCTAATGCTCTTTGACCTTCATTATTCCACCACTCTCCAGACTTAGCTAGTGCCATTTCTTGATCTTGTAAATCAGATAGGCTAATAAGTGCAGAACGTCTTACGCCACCTACTACTACTACCGAGCCTATCTTACACATAAGATCGTGACATTCAATAGATTTTAGTTGTCTTCCTACTGCACCTTTAAATATACCCACAGTAAATCTAAATAGATCATCTAAAGGATCAGGACCACTTGACCTTCCTCCAAAAGTTTTAAGCCTTGCACCTGCAGGTCTTAGTTTAGATAAGTCCCACGTAGGTATTTGACCAGAATATAATAGATGTATTAACTCTTTATAACCTTTAGCCCAACCTGCTTTGCTATCTCCTACAACAATCGTTGTCTCGCTTTCTTCTAATACTTCGTTTACTGTAGGTAATTGTTTTGTATACTTTCTTTCAACAGAAAAACCTACACCTGTACCACACATAAGTATGTAAAGGCATTCATCAAATGACCTAACACTGTCTACAGGAAGATAAGAACAATTATATCCCGCTACATTACACCTATCTAAGGCTATACCAGATGTCATTAAAGCTCTCATAGATGGCATGATTTCTAAATTAAGGACAGCGTCTTGTAGTTCATTACGTAGTTCTATATCTAGTACATAATTATTCTGTTCGTTTAAACGATTAGTTAAATAATCAAAATATCTAGTTACTGTTTCGTTCCAAGACTCTCTTCTATTTTCTTCGTTTATCCATCTAGCATATCTAGAAACGTGTATAAAACTTTGGTAATCTGTAGGTAACTCTATTGAGTTAGAATTGTGTTTTGTTAAGTCGTATATAGCCATTATCTTTTCCTCTTTAATTTAGCTTTGTTTTTAAAATAAGCAAGGTTAAACCCTCGCTCCCATTCTTTAAATCTCATATGGTAACTAGGATAAGGATTTCTTAACTTACCATTATAAAATGCTCTTTGCCCTTCCTCAAATTGAATTTTTAAAGGAGCAATATTACTTCTTTTGTTTTTTTTGTAGTGTTGTGATTTTTGCAATGTCTACTCCTTCTACCTCATAAAAAATATTGTTAATAAAATCAGACATTTCTTCTTCAACATCACTGTCTACAGGCATAGTGTATACCTCAGAATCAATTTCTAAGTCAATGATTATTCTAGATGATATTTTCATGACACCCTATTAATTTTTCTAAGTACCATTTAGCTTTGTTTAAATCTTCAATAGGCTTATCCTTATATGTATATCTCCATACATATTTAAGAACATTACCTTTTAAATAACCTTTAAATTCTAAGGGTGACATAGAAGCTTGTATTGCTTCTATAGCCTCTATGCCCCCTTCATTATAATGTTGTGGATAATTAACATCATCAAACTTCAATGTTGTAGGCTTCTTCATTCAGTTTTCCTCTTCCAAATACAAATAAATTATCATCTGTATTACTATATACTATTAGTAAGTTAAAAAAAGTATTAAGTATAAATATACCTAATGCCGACCTAAAGAATACTACTACTCTTCTTTTGTAAAGTCCACGTGTACTACGTTTCCTTTTCGTTCCACAACAGGTTCTTCCAGTTCAAAATCTATGATTGAGTTCCATAGCATATCTCCTTCTTTTCCTGTTATTTTCCCGTCAATAGCTTTATCAAAAAAAGTGGTATGGAGGCTAATAAGTTCATCAGATGCGATATAACTAAAGCCGACCATAGCACGAGCCAAGTCAAGATAATGCTCATAAGCATCACTAGGGATATTAGCAGATGTTTTACAGGTAATAAAAGTCTCATGCATCCAGTCTCCGTCTTCATCTGCTTTAGGTATCAAACGAATAGTTATTTCGTCTTCACCAGTTTTAAGGGGCTTCTTTGCCATTATGCCGTAGCCTCAACAAGTTCTGTATAGTAATGCCAAGGGGGGTTAACAGCAGATGAAGCAGGCTGAGGTCTATGTTTAAGGTCATCCCAACAAGAGTTTTTATATTCACAAAAACCACATGTTTTGTTGAGGTGTCTATTACCTGTCTTCTTGCCTCTAAAAGTCTCTTCAACCGCCTTAAAATTTCTTTTAAAAGGTAGCTTGTTTTTTATAGCTTTTATCTTATCTTCTATAACGTTTAAACGCTCTTCCTTTTCTTCTTCTGTAAGTTCTAGTTCTAGGTATGTCATTTCTCCCGTTGCTTTATTTATTGCCCACCAACCTCCTATGTCTTTTTTAGAGCCGTGTGCATACATGACTAGTTGGTCAACGTAACCAAAAGTATCATGCTCTTTCATATTAGCATCAGAAGAAAATTTATGTCTATACGCCCAAGCAGAACATGATTTAACATCATCTACTTTACCATCAATGTATAAATCTGTTTCTCCTGTTAGGGTATGGTCGCCTATTTGTATTTCTACTTTTTCACTGTCTTCAAAAGGGACATTAGAGGCTTTTAAGATAGCTTTAAATATAGCTTCTATCGTATCACCTAAAATCATACGCATTTTAAAAGTAGAGTCGTGGGGCTGTTTCTTAGCCCCCATAGCATCCATCTGTAATTGACACAAAGGCTTACCTAAATTAGAAGGTCGTAGTTTAAACACCCTTTCTTCTGGATTAAACTGACGTTTTAATGCCTTTTTAAAATACTCACCTGCTTCTTCTACTATTTCATTAGACATAGTAGAGTTATCAGCACTAGCTTTTTCAAGGTAGGCAAATATTCTTGCTAAATTATCATTCATATTAGACTACTACTTCTATGAACTCTTCCGCATCTAAGACTACTTCAGCGTCTTTTATTTTTTTAGACGCTTCAGATGCCTTTTGTCTTACCATTTCACTGTGAGTTAAAATATACTCATTAAACACTTTGTTTGTACCTAAGTCTTCATCCGTCAAATCTAAATGTTCTTTCTCAATAGTGGGGTTTACAATGTACCAACTAATTGCAGGAGTTTGTTTATATTCCATTTCAAACTTTAGCTCTCTGCTGTAAGGGGCAGTTTTACTTTTTGCCATTTCAGATAGAGCATTGCCAAACTGTTTAAACGTGTCCTTACTTCCTATCTGATACATAACGGGAAAGTTATCAAAAGATACCTTTTCGCCATTACCTTCTTTTACTGCGTCTACTACTCTAAGCAAACCAAATAAAACTCTATATCTTTTTGAGCCTCTCCACCATGCTTTTTCATCGTCACTAGCCTTGTCCCAATCTTCTATTTTAGATTTACCACAATTCATAGTACCTAATTCATCTAAGGCATCGTCATAAGGATTACGAACAAATACAGAACGGTTTACATATCTCCCTCGCATGTCTTTACCTTCTTTAGTTTGGAAGATAGCGTTCTCATCGTATCTCTGATAAAAAAATCTTTGCTGAAATACTCTTATCCATGCCTGCTCGGCATACACAATACCATACTTAGGGTGGTCAATCTTAACTGTACCATCTGGGACAGACGTACCTGTTGCAGACCTAGTTTTATTATTTATTGATAGTCTAGGAATATTCACCATAGAACTTGATGTCTGCTCATCATATATTCCTAGTGCTTCCATAGCCTGTGAAAAAGGCAAAGTATTTTCTGTTAATGTTAATTCTGTTGTCATATAGACCTCCTGTTAAAGTGTTATAGAGTTATACTCTAAATTAAGTTAATGTCAAGTTTAAACGGTTAATATTTTAATCTTTTTTTATAGACTATATTTTCTCCTTCTTTTTGCCATGACATTTTTGGCAAAGTAATCTTATCATAAGGATGCTGTTTGTTGTATTGGTACAGCTCTCTCCTCCATTTTACGAACATCTCGTGTTTCATCGTGTATCTCTTCCATATCTAACCAATCATCGCCTATCTTTAGGTCTATTCCCATAGGGACATCTAAAGTCAAGTCAAATTGAGCAAGCAATCTTTCTGGAACTCGTAGCATAGCTTTTCTTAATTCAAAAGGTATAGTATCTATTTCATCAGGATGCACATCAACAACGATAGAATCGTGTACCGTGTTAATGATAAGTGATTTATATTTTTTTGAGTCTAACACTTCCTTAAATAATATACATGCTAAAGGAACTATTTCTGCGGTAGCAATGGACTGCACAGGATAATTTTTTATTTGGGTAGCATAAGTAGAACCATAACGTGTCCTAGAAACTTTAGGAAACGAAAATTGTCTACCTGTTATTGTAGTAATTCTTTTATTGGTTATAGCCTCTTCTTGTAATTTTTTGTGCCACTCTCCTATATCACTATACTTAGCCATAAAGGATTCATTGTAAGCAACCTCAGCAGGAGAGCCTGACATACCGCCATACAAAGGTCTAAACGTTCTTGCCTTAGCATCTTGTCTAGACGTTTCTTGTCCCGCTTCTGTCAATACTTTAGAAGTGTAAGCATGTACGTCAAACCCATTTTCTATTTCTTTTCTTCCTACTAAATCATTTGCTACCCACACGGCTGTTCTAAATTCTAACTGAGCAAAATCTCCCTCTAAAATTTTCCCACCTTCAAACCTAGATACAATAGCTTTTCTAACTCGTGCTGTACTGCCTCTAGGTAAGTTTTGGAAGTTAGGCTTTGACGAAGATAGCCTACCTGTTGATGTACGTACTTGATTTATTTGAGGATGTAGTATGCCGTTGTCGTATACGTTTTGTTGTATGCCTTTACAAAAAGAATTTATATACGTATCTAAAGCATTTATGCGTTGCATGTTAGACAAAAACAAACTAGCTTTATCCATGCCCTGTTGTTCTGCAATTTCTACTAAAGAGCCAAACGTAGCTTTATCTGTTGCAAAACCATTAGCGGTTACTTGGTCTACTGAAGTAGGAGAAAACTTAAAGCCTGCTACCTCTGGTAACTGTTTATATGTGTAGCCTGTACCGTTACAAGACTGGCACTTAGGATGTTTTTTATATGGCGTACCATCTTTTTTTCTACGAAATATTGTACCAGAACCTTTACATGCCACGCATTGACGTACTTGTGTCTTCTTAGATATAGTAGTTTGTGCTTTAACTATGTCGTTTAAACTACTCTTTGGTATACGATTTTTATATTTACTTGTTCCACTTGCTCTAGCACCTATACCAAAAACCCTAGCCCATTCATTTTTATCTGTTACTTTTCTTGACCATACTATTTCTGATAACTGCTCAGGACTAGCTAAGTTAAAAGGTTTATCTCCCATTACTTCTTTTACTATTTCTTTATTTTGTCCTGCCCTAAGTGTCCTTTCATTGTCATAGGCTCTTCTAACTACTTCTAAAGCCTCGGTGTCAATGGCTAAACCATTACGTTCAATGTTTATTAATACCTTAGTCATTTCATTGGTTAATGTAACGATAGGTAACATAGATTTGTATTCATCTGTATTAAATAATCTATCTTGTTCTAAATACAATTCACCACAAGATATTATATCATACTTATTATATTCCCCTACTAAGCCAATAGGCATAGCTTCAAAACCTATTTTGTTACTAAAATATTCTTCTATTAGTTCTGACTTTTTTAAAGTTACTTTTCTACGTATACAAGATTCAGCTAAAGATAGTGCTAATTTTTCTCCTCTAGCTAAAAGGTACTCGCCTGTCATAGTGTCATATAAATCCCCGTTATAGGTAAACCCGCACTCGTACAACCATGACATATCATATTTTATATTATGTCCTATTAGTAAATCTGCTTTATCCATAGCCTGCTGTAATTCTACAAAATCATTTGGAGAAGCATCTTTGTACTCATTGTGTTTAAACCATGTTACTGTTACATCTCCTACTGCATCAGTTACAGGAGCATGCCCTACGCATACTAAATAATTATCTACGTGATAAGGAGACGGGTTACCATCCGTTACTTTATTCTCTATGTCTATTACTAATTTATTATTGTGCATAAAATTTCCTTGTTCGTTGCGACTGAGTGAGATAGATTGTACGAGGTAAGAACAATCGTCTATACTTTGAAGAGTTCAATCAGAGGAGCGATTTACTTTCTCCAAACAGACACACACTCAGTCGCCTCTTTACCAAAACAACATGTAAGGTAAAGATATTCGTTTAAACACCTAGTCCATATAAGATGCTGTTAAATGGTCAAACATAACTGCAAAATTGCCATGCTGTCCTGTTATTTTATTCTTTACTATATTAATCCATCTCATATTAGTATCGCCTTCTTCTGTTTCTTCTTTACCAATCAAGACAATTAAATCTGCCTCGCCTGCTTTACCTGTTCTTGAGCCTGATAGCATAGAATCGTTTAATATAATCTTACCTGACGCTTCAGCAGATAGCTGACACATACCAAACACTACACACTCCTGTCTTTTAGCTAAGTCTCTACTTTCAGCGTATAAACTTGTAAGCCTTTGGTCGTCTCTAGCAAAAGTTCCGCCTATTTGAGTCTTGTCTAGTATGTCTATAATGACAACATCAGGTTTTTCTTTTTCCACTATTGCCTCAATCTCTCCAAATGTCAAGCAACTAGAATCAAATACTTGTAAATTTTCAGATTTCTTTTTCCACTTATCTATAAATTTATGTTTGTACTCTTTTACATAAGCTATTCTTTCTTGACAAGATGCGGTAACCATTCTGAGCATATGCCTTTGAGCTTTTTCTTCATTAGTAAACATAATACACTTAGCCCCCTGGTCTAAAAAACCTTTAGGGGATGCTATTATAGAATGAGCAAAACCTGACTTGCCCACATTGGGTCTTGCCCCAACCACAACAAACATACCTTTACTAATCCCACCTACCCTGTCGTTTAAACTCGGTACATGAAACTGATAATGATGTTCTTGGTCTAGTTCCTCAAACAGTTCCTCCATGTCATTAGAAGAACGTAGTTCACTTTCTTTTCCTCTATCCGTCATAGACCTTAATTTCTCACTTGCTCGGATAACCGAAGTAGAATCATAATGGTCGCCTTGCATTATTTCTATTGACTGCTGTGCAACTTTTTGTGCTTGAGATTGCAATGACATTTTGTATACCATGTCAAAAGCTATGTCGTCATCTATATCATTTAATTTTTTAATAACTTCAAACTCTGCCATTATAGAATCTTTTTGGCTTACCGTTATAGACGGGAACGTAGCTATGTAGTTCATGGCTATGTCAGTTAAAGTTAAATCTTTATCTTTATATTTTTTGTACGCATCGTCTACTGCGTTTTTTACTTTTAGTAAACCATTAGAAAACATAGCGTCATCTAATCTATCTACTACTTGATTATGAAAATCGTGGTTAGTCGCATACTTTTTAAGTATCTCTTTAGGCATACTTGTCATATTATTCTCCTCGTTTAAACGTTATCTATCAAAAGTAATAAACAAACTTGCTATGTTGTCGCATCTTCTTATACCACAAATAGTTTCGTTGTCAATGTTATATTCATCTAATTTATGCTCAGGAAATTTATATTTTCTTTGGCAGTCACTACATATCTGCGACCAATCTCCTGCGGTCTCGTCATCTACTATGTCGTTAAAATCTACACCTAATCTCATTCCTCTGTTTTTAGTATTTTTATATAGCTTTCTTCTCATGCTCTTCTCCAAATAATTCTTTAATAGTTTCTTTGTTTTCGTATTTTAAATCACGTTCTAAGATAATAACTTTACAATTTTCTACATGGATAGCTACCTTACGTTGTATGTCAATAGATTTATTTGTAGCGTCTCTATCTAAAGCCACAATAACTTTTTTATATGGTTTTATGTATCTTAGATGCTCGGTCAATAAATTAGTTCCTAATAAAGCTATGCCTGTTGCTTTATGTGATACTACGCAAGCTGATGTACAATCTTCAACAATTACTGCTACATCTTTATTGTCTCCTATTATAAAAGGAGTATGACAATTATCGTACCTGTACCACTTTACGCCATACTTTAAAGCTCTTCCTACAGCACCTACAACTTTACTATCATATACTGTCATAAATGCTAATCTATCGTTCTTGACATCATAGCAAAACCTATCGGGATTCTTATCGTATATGTCCATACAATTAAATTCATTGAGGTAGTTTAAACACTTATGACTTCGGGTAATATCTCGTACAAAATACTCTGGGATAACGAAGTCTTCGTCTTTCTTTTTCTCCTTATTAAAGTTAATTTTATTAGATATGTCTTCTTTAGTATAGTCCGCATTAGTTACACCGCCTATACCACAGGATGCTGAATAACAGTTCCATAAAACTTTACCATCCATCCTTGTTACTGTTAAGGTATTTCGTTTACCGCACACCACACAGTCTAATCTTTGAGTTACTTCATCTTCTAGGTTTAATTCTCTTATAGCTTCATGAAGTTTTTCGTAACCTTTCAATTATATTCCTCTATCTAACATAGAGTTTAAACGATTAGTAACATCTTCATCGTCTTTAACAACTTTATCTGCAAACTTATTTCTAACAGACTTACTAGAGAAAGCCCTAATGTTTTCAAAGTACTCAGGAGCATGAGTATTAAAGCTCTCTAAAAAATCATCTAACTCTACCTCGTCTCGGTGAAAGTTACTGCCATGAAATGTGTATATCATTTGTTTAGTCATTGTAGTTCTCCTTTGCGTTTAAACACTCATTACTAATTACTAGCTTTCCAATGTAATCAGAATCCTCATCTTTATGTACTGTTACCATAACATCATTATTAGTTTCTGATGACCTTTCTATTCTTATCCACGAATTAAAAAACTCATACCATTGAACGTCTCGTTCTTCTATGCGTACAAGGTCTTGTCGGCATATTGTATACATTCTTTCTTCAGAATCTTTTTTGACCATGTTCCCACCTCTCTATCTCTTCTAATAAACTTTCTGCTAATTCTAGTCTACCCGCACAAAGAATATCATCAAAATCGTGAATGCTACTATTATCTAACTCTTTGTATGTCTCAACTTCATACTTAAGATATTTTTTTATATTCTTTATTTTTTTAGATTTTCTTTTTACACTAAACAGTAATCGGTGTACTAAACCTATAAGATACTGCTTGTGTTCAGAAAAGTTACTAAACGTATTTTTCATATCACATTCCTTTCGTTAATAGTTCTTCTGTATCTTCTTTGTTGATAGCAAACACTACAACAATTTTTTTTAAGTCTGTGTCCGCATGGTATGACCAATCCAACTCCTGACCTCCCCTTTGTATAATGGTATCTCTTGCTTCGTCTAAAACTTCATTTATTATCTCTTCTGTCTGTATATTTATTTCTATATCTATCTCTGTCATTTTTTTCTCCTTATAATTTGACAATATTAAAATTAAGCTGTATGCTACGCGCATGCCCCGTGGGGGGGCTACATATATAGGTTAGTTAATACCCCCACTAGGTATATCATTTACCTCTACCCAATTAGTAGAAGTAGAAGTTATTATAAATACACTACTCAATAAACTCATTAAGTTACCTACTGCTACTGCTTTATCATCAGATGATTGCTTTACATAATATAACAGTAAAGCTACTAGAGAGCTTGTAGCAACGTCTTCTACATCTACTCCTACCTCTGCTGAAGTCTTATTAACAAATTTCATTACCGCGTCTGTTATATGCTCTATATCGTCTTTACTAGCTATCGCCATTAGTATTGCTTTCTTATCCATGTTATATTCCTTTTTTGTCTAGGTAATCATCTATATTCATTTGCTTGTCGTCATTGTAAGGTACATCATTAGACGCAAAATGTATCATACCTTCTCTTAGGTCGTTTAAACTTGCGTCTGTTATCTCTTGGTCTAAACTTAATTTTCCTAGTTCTTCAAAGTATAGTATCTTTCTTATTATATCTCTGTATGTACTCATCTTATGCCTCCTCTATTTTTATAGGGCGTTTAAACCATTTGTGTAATACCTCATCAAAGTATATATCTTTTAAAGGTCTGCTGTTGCCACCTGTGTGCGACATAGCTTTAGTAGTCTTCTTTCTATTCTTTCCTTGTATTTGTTTCTTAGCCATTATCCTCTCCTATATATTTATTAATACTGCTAAACAAGTTATACCTACTAGCAATTCAAATATTTCCCAATTATTCATTATTTCACCTCATCAACAGTTATGTTATTAACTCTATAATCCAAATCTTCTAACCATGATTTAATTTCATTTTCAATATGTGCTGTATCAAAAAAAGTTTCATCATCTTCTATTAAATCATCATCTCTTGTTAATTTAAAATTAATATTAAATTGTGTCATCATTTTTCTCCTCATTGTTTAAACGTTTTCTATTGTACTTAGTCTTATCTTGTTTTACTCTCGTGTAAGTTCCTTGCAACTCTCTTACAATTCTAGGCTTATCGGGTGTCTTCTTCTTTGTCAAGGTATTTCTCCATAAACTTATACTTGGGCATTGTAACGGGTTTACTTCCGTGTGAATGGTATCCCCATAATTCTCTTAACCATCTAGGCGTACTCTTTGTATAAAATCTTGTATCTGGTTTAATTAATTGCATTTTATTCTCCTATGCGTTTAAACAGTGCGAGTAAGGAAATCTGCTAACCTCTTGCTCACGAGATTGAAGTTCATTCCTTACTCTGTCTGGCT